TTCGCAGTTCCAGTTCCAGTAATTCGAATTCTTTGCGTACCAGAGCCTGAAACATGCAACGCAGTTGCAGGTGACGCCGTTCCAATGCCAACGTTGCCCGAGCTGTCGATACGCATCCGCTCACTGAGTGAGCTTGTATTTCTAAAGACAAGTACATCACCTGAACCACCGAAAATCTGTGCGGATCTGCCGCCAGAACCGTCGTGCCATGTAAGAGCTTGACCCTCAGTAATAGCTACTTCGCCATTTACATCTAATTTGAAGTCTGGCGACGTTGTTCCAATGCCGACATTGCCCGAGCTGTCGATGCGTAGGCGCTCGGTTGCAGTTGATCCAGTTTCAAAAGTGAGAGCTTGATTTGATTCAGTTTGAACTGTGGCAACTGACTGTGATGATTTGATGTTTATTCCAAACCCAGTCGATTGATGGAATTCAGCAATCAACCCGTCAGTATCACCTCTGCGAACGTCTAATCGAGCTGTTGGCGACGCCGTTCCAATGCCAACGTTGCCGGAGCTGTTGATGCGAACTAACTCACCAGAATTGTTGCCAAACCTGTAATCATTTCTGCATTTAAGAAAAGCAGTTCCAGTTGAATCCTTAAGCTCAAGAGTTACCTCTGTGTCACTGCTTTCAAATCGAGCGACTTCGTTTGTTGCTCCTGAATTGACATGTAATGCCCTAGACGGCGACGACGTTCCAATGCCAACATCCCCGGGAATACCCTTAAACAGGTTTTCCATCGTCATCTTCTTATTCTTATCAGCCGCAGCACTCTCGCTGACGTCCACAATCGTCACCAGGTCGCCTGTTGCCTGACTACCTGCAGCGAGTGCAGTCAGATCAGTAATTTTGCGGTCGGCCATGGCTTACGTTTTGATGACGTACATCATTGTTATGTTACGCGGTCTGGCCTCACTGCCACCATCATTGGCAATAGACGTGGAAGTGCTGGCCGTAAGGGTCGCATCGCTGGTGCGATAGATAAAGCCATTACCGCTTGTTGAGCTTCTGGCGTCATAAGAAAAGTTTCCTGTTGTCCTGTTCGTCCATCCACCTTGACCATTAGCCTGACCCCCTAACTGATCATCACCAGGGAAGACGTGGTTGTGGTCAGAAGGACTAATTGATGTAGTAGACGTTGCAGTGTGGTTGTGCTGCTTGTTGGAGTCTGTCTGCGAGCTTGAAAAGATACGGCCGCTGTCAGAGTTTGGATCAACGCCGTCACTCCTACGATCACTAGCCCAGCCACGAACAAACTCGCCACGTAGATCTGGAAGGTTAAACGTGGTGCTGCCGTCGCCTGCACCCCACGTCGTACCAATGGCATTGTATAGGTCGGCATACGTTGTTATGCTGACTTCTGATCCATCGCACTCCAGATAACCCGATGGCACAGTAGTTGTCGCCATCATGTGAACCGATCCAGTCGGCACAGCCTGCGGCAAAGCAGCAAAGCTCAGGTTGCCGCTGCCATCTGACTGCAGCACATCGTTGGCGTTGCCATCACTACCAGGCAACGTCAGCGTGATATCAGCAGCCGCATTGGCGGGGGCTTGGAGCGCAACAAAGTTGCTGTTGCTGCTGTCCCTAAACCTCAGTGCCTTGCGGTCACGGATGGTGATGCCGTTGTCATTGAAATGAACACGGCGCACACCAGCAGTGACAATGCTGAAATCGTTGGCAGAATTTTGGAATAAACCGGTGTCGCTGTCTCCGGTAAACCGAATCGGCAAGCTGCTGACCGTTCCAGCAGGTATGCCGACGTTGCCGGTGAATGTAGGACTGGCTTTTGTTGCTAGTCCAAGGTTGGTCTCGTTGAGAGAACCAATGGTTATGAACGATGTATTGGTTCCATTTCTAATCTTCAACTCGTTATTGCTCTCATCCGCCCAGATCATCCGGGCAACAGAATTAGCAGCACTGGGCTCAGATGAACTCGCATTCAGGCTGTAAATCGCAGCCATGTTGGAGTTGATGTCCGCCCGGACATTCGCTCCAGTGTCGTTCTCGATCGGACTGGTTTTAGACTCGTTTACAAAGGACATCAGCCAATCCCGTAGCCAGTGGCAGTCCAGTTCACCGCTTTGGCAAGCCGGTTGTCATTCAAATCATAGACCGACACATCAAATCCGGTAGCCGTCGAGTTGCTGATGACGTAGTAATCGCCTGTTGCGTTGGTCGTAAAGACAATGCCGACAGAAGGCGTCACATAGAACTTGTTGCCAGTGCCGTAAGTTACCGACACGTCTGCGCTGGTGCTAGTCGTCACCGATCCAGTCACTGACCGCCTTGGCATTGCAGCCTGGACGCGCAACTGGTCAACAGCAATCTGCTCCTGCGGGCCGCCAGTGCTGAACTCTGCCTTCACCTGGTAGCCGCGAGCTTTGAACTGTGCATTGTTGAATCGACGCCAGCTCGTAAACGTGTGAGAACCTGCTGGGTCGTCCTGCGTGGTGCGGATATACAGCTCAATATCACAGGTGTTTGGTGCGGTGCCGTCGAAGTCAGTTACTGCATCAATATCGGGCTCATCGTCGATGCGCTCCCCATACGGGAAGAAACTACGAGCCCTAAGCGTGCTATCCAACCTAAGGCTGAAGACGTCGCTCAAGGTAAACGTGTTGCCGCCGTTAAAGACATATGTTCCAGACTGATGCAGCGCATTGTCTCCTTGTAGTTGATAGGTGCTGCCATCCTCAAGCAATAAACTGTTGCCATCCTCAAGGTCAAAGTCTCCGGTAGCAGCCAGCTCGCTGCCTGTCTCACCCAGCTCTAGCTCATTAGTAACAGCGTCAACGACCAGATTGGTCTTGGTGCCGCTGAACGATGGGTCTTCTGTAGAACCCAACGCGCCAACGACTTCGACGCTTTCAAGATCAGGTTTTGTAAATTCAATAAGCGCAGCGGTCAGGCTTTCGCGGCCACCAGAATCAACAAATTTGGCGCTGTACGTTCCAGGCTTAAGGTCGGCGTACGCTTCAGTTGCAGAGCCTGAAATCTGCTCGGAAATGCTGGTCGAATTAGGCCATGTAACGCCGCTTAAATCAGGCGAATGACGCAAACGGACATAACCGCCAACACGGACATCCAAATCAGTGGCTTGCGTCCAGGTCAAACGTGCCTGACCGTTGACCGGAATCATGCTGAAGCCTTGGACATTTGCCGGGGCAGCAGTTTTACCATCTAACTTGAAATTTGCAGCTGTAATTTGGCTGCCCTTGCCTAAAGAGTTTTTGGCTTGAATTTGAACATATAAACGACCTGCACGCAAAGTTCGCAGGGTGACTGACGGCGAAGATGTTTCTACAGCTTGCCAGTTGTCATTATCAACTCGGTATTGAACGCGAAACTCGTTGACGTTTACACGATCATGGTTCCAGCTAACCGACGCGCCAACATGCACGGTGCTGCCTTCTTCATATAAGAATTCGTTAAGGCTGATGCTGTCAACCGCGTTGGGAATCAACGACAGGTTGCTAATGTCGCGAGTGGTTAGCTCATTGTCAGATTCAACCGCGTCGTAAATCGTGCTGTTATACGCAACAGCACTGACGCCATAAATTCCTTCTCCTGATTCAGCAACAGATACAACGCGGAACTGTTGGGACTGGATCTCGTCGTTCTGAAACAGGAACACCGATCCAGCAGCAGGTGCTTCGCTAAATGCACTGGAAACGTCAATCTCTGCACCATCAGCAATCGTGGTGCCTTGCTGCATGTACCTGTCGCCGTCTTCAAGCAACAGGGCGTCTACATCGTTTTCAAGATCAATCCTTCCGATGGAGTCAGTCTCCGTACCACCCACCAACGTGATGCCGCCAACAGGCACATCTTTTTGCTCGACTAATCCAGTTGGCAGGATGACTGACAGTTTTGGATTGTTTGCAGCAGCTAGAGAGGTGACTAGGCCATCAGCATGGTCTGTGACGATCTTTGTTGTAGTTGCAGTCTTGACGCGACCAGAAAGACGCCTGCCAGCACGAACAGGGTCAGCAATATCAACGACCATGCCAGGTCGCAGGATGATGCCGCTATCAATCGCAACGCTGAACTGAATCGTTTCAGTCAGGTTTTGTTCGGATAACAGCGTCCACTTACCGATGCGATGCGCTTGGCCCTGGCTGTAACAACCAATCGCTTTAATGTCCTTTTTGATGATGCCGTACTTGGCGACCGCATCATGGTCTTCAACGTATTCATATTCGACATCGCCACG